CCTCCAATGGTACTATTTTAGCATATTTGAAAAATGCTTTCTATTAATTTCTATTAATACTTGAAAAGCTTTTAAAATAAGGCTTTCTGATTTTAATAGTTATCTATTAATTTCCAATAGTTTATAAAAACCGTATTCAAAACCGTATTCATTTTTTTGCCCGTATAGTTAAAAAAGCGAACTGAAAAACAGTTCTTTTTTTTATTGTCTATTCTAATAGACATTCTTAAAAAATTCCGTTATAACGGCAACAAAAAAAGCCCCTTCCATTTGGAAGGGGTTAACCGTTATTGGTTTTTATTTTCTAGGGCTTCGATCCGGGAGATTAAACTTGTTAATTCTTCCTTTGTAGCAAAGGTTTCCTTTGCCTTGCTCAAAGTTTGAAACGGATCCCCGCCATTCGCTAGCTTGGTATCTATTAAGGCGTCCAAGCCTAGTTCTAAATGTTTGTTCTTAATGGTTTCCGTCATTTGGCTTTGAAGCGCCGTATAGTCGACAAAAGTTTGATAAGCAAAATCTGAAGTTAGGTAGGTACTTAGATCCACCGCTTGCCCGGCCGGTCTAGCTTCCAGCGCTTCAATTCGCTGGACTAGGGCGCTATCATTGTAAGGCTGAATAGGGTGATTTTCAAAATACCGTTTAACGGTTTCAGAAATATCCAAGGGGTGAATGTTCAAGTATTCAGAAATTTCATGTTGAATATTGACTTTTCCAAGTTCTACCGCTTCAGGCGCTTGATAGTTTTCAACCGATTGAATAACGTCAATTTTGGCGCTTTGATCACTTGGAAAAACATAGTCCCCGGATTCAATTTCTAATTGATAAACTCCCACCGGTAAGATCTTCAAGATCTTAAAACTCACTTTTGAGCCTTCTACTGTGGTTTCAATCACTAGTTTACCCTTTGAGCCTACAAGCTTTACTTTTGCGTTTTGCCCGTCTAGGGCTTCAATAGGTTTACCAGCATAATCAAGTAACTCAAATTCAAACGTTGAACCAAAATCACCTTGTTTTATAACTTCCCCGCCTTTGGTTTGCTTTAAATTTGTAGAATTAATTCCCATCATTCCAGCATACCCCATAGATCCGTGCGGTTACCCGCTTCATCCACGGGACCAATAGCCATATAATTCCGATTTCCGGAAGTTCCCACGTAAGAGATCCAGCGATAGCCTGCATTGGTACCCTTGGAATCATAATGAACCTTTTCACCCGGTTGATAAGTTGCCACAATTTCACCGGTCAGATCCGGATAACGGCGGACATTGATAGGACTATCACCCACTGTAAAAGTAGCTTCTTCAGGGAAGAAAGGTACTTCATGGCTTTCCATGACTTCCGTAACGATCTCTTTGAGTTCGTCTTTTGGAAGTGGTTCGCCTTTAGGACGGAAGGCCGTAGGGTACAAAGTAGAATAAGGAAAGGCCATAAGATTGAAAGCACCCCCACCATTTGGCCCAGCTTCACCGCCTTGGTTTTGACCAAGGAACCAGCCTTGGTTTCCGTCGATATCTGCTACAAACATTGCGACGTGAGAAACCGGCGTCCATTCGTTTTCTGTGAAAATACAAACTTCATTGCCTTCCAATTTTTCCACTTCATCAAAGTAGTCTAAAATACCGTTACTATAACGCTGTTCCCAAATATCTTTAACATAGCCGGAATTGGTACAGTTTGCAAAGGGAACGCCTAGCCAAATACAATATTTAGCGTAACCGTCCCAGCATTGCCACCCGTAAGATCCATCAATATCAAAGCCGTAGCCCAGCACCTCATCTTGAAATAGTTGAATTTTATCCATTTTTAAAGCCCCTGTTATTTCTTCCAAGCGTCATTAGCTGTTTTTACAGCCGATTCAATAAATGTATTTAACTGATCATTAGTTAAATAAATGTTATAAGCTTCAAGGCCTTCAATAAGGCTTGTTTTAGCGTGTTCTAGCTTATCAGCGCCGTGAATGTCCAATTTATCGGCTACTTGTTCCGTAGCCTGTACGGCGTTCTTAGCTAGGATTTCAGCGGTTTCAAGTGCTTTCTTCCCGCCACGGGTTAAAAGGTACTGTTTAACGGAATTAACTACAATACCAACTAACACTACTAGAATACTCATAGCCCCGCTTACAACAATATCAGTAATTTGATTCATCTTTTTTCTCCTTTTTTCTTTTTAATTAATTTACTAGGTTCTTCTAGTCCTTCTTTTAGTTGAAACTTTTCGTGATCTATGTTTTGTTTTACAAAACGATCAAGGCCCGGAATTTCTACGCCCAGCGCTGACAAACTAGCCAAAATGCTGGATCCATAGGCCGCCATCATGGCCATTATAAAAGCATCCACAATGGGCGCTAGATTCATATATAACGCGAACGGGTACCCAATCGCCGTTATCAGGATCATGGCCGTGTGACTGACTAAACCTTTCCGCCATTTACGGCTAGAAAAGTCATGGTAAGCCCACGCCCTTGATACTCCTAAAACAATATCAAGGGCCACGATCAGCATTAAGGCAAAAACGATAAAATGTTCATCAATCCCGTGGGCGTAGAAGTCCTTAACCACCTCAAAAATTCCAAAAATTCCATCCGGTTGTTCAATTACTTCCACAAGTCACCCTTATTCCTTTCCAACAAAAGGCCATGCTGTTGCTGTACCTAGTTCCAGCTTACCGCCTTTCATAAATTCGCTGATTGGTTCGCCATTATATGTGAAAGCTTTTTGGGCCTGAATTAAAATCTTAATTCCTTCCCCGTCCACTTCTTCATGGCTAGGATCTTCCAATACAAATAAATCATCTGTTTGGAAAGTATCGCCGGTTTTAGCAATAGGCAAAAGGTCCATATACTGTTTATAGATTGTTCCATAAGTGATATTTTTGGACATTACAGCATTTAAAATTGAAACGTGTGTCAATTTAGCGTTGTTTTCCACTAATTTATTAATGGTTTCAAGCTGTTCTTTCTGCGCCTGTACTTTTAAATCTCGTTCCTTAGCTTTGACTTTCAAGTTGTCAATTTCCTGTACGCTTTCAGACATTGCCTTTTCGGCGTATTCTGATTTAAAATAAGCGTCTTTTGCAAGTTCAATCGCTTCAGCGTCCGGCTTGTTCCGGTGATCCCCTGCCACTCGCTGGGTGAAGCTATCAAAGCCCCCGCTAGTCGCATTTAATGAAATGTCTGTGTGTGTGATTTTTCCATCTTCATCATATACTGGGTATTTCCCTACTACTGCATAAGTCCGCATTATTCAGCTCCTTCTACTTTTAATTCATTGAGTTGGTTTTGAAGTTCTTCTTTTTCTTTCTGAAGGGCTTCAAAATCTGCCTGTAATTCATCTTTAGCTTTTTGAAGTTCTTGTTTTTCACCTTCCAGCTTTTGAGTGTATTCGCGGTAACTCTTTACTTGCGTTTGAAACGTCGCAATAATTACCGCTTTTTGTCCAATTTCTGAAGCTAGTTCAGAATATACACCATTATAAAAATCTTCGTTCATTGATTTTCCTTTCTATTTAAAGCCATATTTATTGATAAGATTGGATTTTATATGATTTTGAACAGCTCCATTTTTTAGATCCCAACCATAACGGGCAATAATACCAAAACAAGTCAGGATATCCCATAGATAGCCTCCTACGTTTTGTGATCCTTTCCCAATAAATAGATCATCTATATAAGCTTTGCTAAAATGCTTATCCCCACGGCCTAAATTATGTTTAACGCCGTTTTCATTCATTGGAATTAAGTAGGTGTTTCCGTCTTCGGTGTTATTATGTATTAGCCAAGGACTGCGATACTTTCCGTTTGAATAGATGGCAATCCGATCAGCCACTAATTCATAAAACGATTCATTAACACCATTTCCTGAGCCTGACCAAAGGCGGGTCCCGGCAAAGGTTGCATTATTTGTATTTTCTGTTTTATCGTGGTTAGTACCTAATACGATCATAGCAGAATTAGGATCCCGGAAATGTTCAGCAATAAAACCGCTACGGGTCATTTTTAAGAATTGTGAAGAACTTGTATTGTCAATCCGGCGAATGGTTCCGGTATTTGAAAAAAGGTTAATTGTACCTTCATTCAAATCTATTACCGTTTTATCATTCAGGGCTGAAATTTTCTTACCTCTCAACCAATCCACCAAGGCATATTCAATCTTAGCCTTAATAAATTCAGCGTTTAAACCGTTGATATTATTAACATTCAGATTGAAAATGTTAGCTTGTGAAGCGTCAATTTCCTTAATGTGGGCCGTGTCAATTTGGGCGTTACCAATCATGGATTTTTTAATAACACCATCTTTAATATAGGTTTTTTCTCCAATCGAAAGTAAACCTTCATTAATTTTTATTGAGCCGTCCGGGTTCAAATTTAATTGCCCCAGCACGTCCCCAGCGCTTGTTAGGTTCCGGACTGACCAGCTATTATTTAGCTGTGTTACTTGTGTGCGTACTGCTTCTATTGGTTCATTTGAATCATCCGGCGACGGTTGCCATAAACGATCCGCGGAACCTTCATAAAAATCAAGCTCCGTCATAAATAGCCCGCCCCAGCGGTTCGGGTCATTTCTTAAATACTCAAATTGTAAGTAACCATCATCAAACTCGCCTACATTAAATTTAAATGATTTTTTAATAGCCATATCGCTATTAAAAATAGGGCTTCCGTTTTTTTCAAAAATAACTTGTTTTTCTTCGAAATCCGCTGTACTTCCCTTTTTACGTTTGCAAAAATAAACTTTAAAACTCTTTGAGTTAGCGTCAAAGCCGACCATGTTGAGCATATAATCAGCGTTACGTTTAACGATAAAACGCGGGCTTGTTACTACCGCGCTCGGCCTTAATGAGAACATTTTTTTCTGGCCATTGAAATAAAACTGGTGAGCTGTAAAATTCAACCGTCCATTAGCTTCAGTCCAATATTTCAACCCATCATCTGCGCGGGAATTTTTGAGCATATTTGGCCCGCCGTTTGACGAATATTTTCCTACTTCCGTTTGAAAAATTTGATCATTCAAAACCATCCGGGAAATATTACTTGCTATTTCACTCCCTACGGTACCAAAGGCCTGTACAAATACGTCCGACGTCCGGACAAAATCACTATAAGCCCGCTTATTGTCTGAAAGCTCCCGTGTGATTGTCGCATACTGACCGTCTAGCCCGTTCTTATAATTCGCAAACTGTGATAATTGCCCATCTGTTTGATTGAATTTCTGTTCAATTTCATTAATTTTTTCATTATAAGTATTTTTAGCGACGTAGTTTTTCCCAAATTCGGCGCGCTCCCGGCTGATACCTTCGGCGGTTTTGGTTTCCAAAAAGCGGTTAAACTTTTCTGAAGTTGTCCCGTCCGGGTTGAAATTTGTAGAAATCGTGTCCAATTTAGTCTTCAGGCCTTGCGCTGTTCTTTCAAATTCAGCCTGTGCCTGTGTTACTAAATATTCTTGATCTTCAGGGGCTGGGACCCAATCGGTTTCATTCGTTCCAGCGGAAACAATCAAATTTTTAATCTGTACGTTTCCGCTTCCTTCATCAAGGTTTAAATAAAGTTCAATGCTTTCAATGTCTTCAGGGTTCCCCTGATTGTAAGGTTTCCAAATAAAAGGCTCTGAATACTTCCCGGATTTCTCGCCGGAAACATCAATAAACGCTTTACCGGTTGTAAGGTTGTTTATCGCAAAGTCCCACTGTACTTTACCGTTTTTGTACCTAACTACCCGATTAATACGGAATTTCTTTACAGCGTCTTCAGCTTGGTAATCAAAAGAAAGTCTTAACTTTTGATCAGTTCCCCAGCCGTGGGAATCTTTTGAAAATGTGTAAAGTTTGGTATTATTCCCGACGTTTGCCGGCTCCCCTGTGCCTAAAACGTAGTTTCTTAAACCGATATTCGTTGTGAATTGTTCTTTTACCCCGTCAATCAGTTCGGTTACTTTTGAAAGGCTTGGTTTCCCGTCCAAATCCGCTTGGACTTTCTCTTTGAAAGTAGTCAGCTCATTTTTGGCCGTTTGGTTTTGCTGTTTGATCGTTTCAAGTTCGCCTTTTGCTTGTTCCGCTATTTTCTTAGCGTCGTCTGCAAGTTTTCCAAGGCCGGATTTGTTCAAAGCGTCATTGATCTGTTGTTCAGTCTTTAAGCTTTGCTGGTCCATAGCCTGTTTCAGCTCATTGAATTTCTGTTCCAGCGCTTCCCTCAAACTTACTTCATTGTAAGTCCTTAGAATTTCTTCCCAAACTTCACCGGTCCAGCGTAGCATGATTTTATGGCCTTCATGTTCCGGGTCCGGTTTGTACCAAATATCATTGATCATTACCTTTTTAGGGTATTTCTTTGTAGGATCTTCAGCACCGTACCAATTCGTATTAAAACCGTCCGCCGTTTTGATAAAGTCCGGCAAGTTTTCAATAAAGCTATTAAATTCATTATTGATAAATTCTTCTACTGCTTTATCTGCTACAGCCTGAACTTTGGAAGATGAACTTTCACCGATCTGATCCCCTAACTTGATATCACTAGACTGATTGTTTAAACGGTTGAAAGTGATTTCAAAAATTCGTGTATCATAGTCTAGCTTCTTATCATGTCGGACTACCCGGATAGTGTCCCCGATCTTCACACCCCGTAAATAAACGCTTGAAGTTTTCAAGGTTAATTGCGGGCGGGCTGAATTAATCAAGGTTTGGTAAGTCAACTTAATCAATTCATTCGGGTCTTCTTCCTCACTAAATTCCGTAAATCCAATCTTAGGCCTCATTGTACCGTCTGAATTTTTAATCCCGTATGTTCTAGTCATTTCGGGAATTTCTAGGTATTTTTGGCCTTTAGGCTTATCCAGCGGGTCCCCTTTAGCTTTGGACCAGACCACATCTTCAAAGGTAATTTTTCGGCCGTAACCGTCCCCACCTTTTCCGCTTTCTTCAGCGCTTGAAACCTGTTCACCTTTACCGCGTCCAATCAAGGCCGTGAAAATGTTGGTTCTTTCTACTTCCTTCAGGATCTCTAGGGCATTATGGCCATAGACTACCCGCTTCCCTACGGCTTCACCGATTTTCTTTTTAAAATCAATGTACCGGGCGCCTATTCCGTTGCTGTTCATTTCAACAAAGAACTGCATTTCAAGCCCCCAAACCTTACAGATTTTTTTCAGGGCGTCAAATACTGAAGTATAATAGAAATTCGTACTGTGGTTTGTGGTGTCAGCGATAAAACGGGCCTGCCAATTCGTCCCCTGTAAGAGTTCATTGATTACCGGTTTAGCCGGTGTATTTTTAGGGCGCTTATCAAATACCGGGGTTTTGCGTAGTTCTTCTATACCGGATTGAACACCGGTGAAAGTTGAAATTTCCCCTTTAGTTGATTTTTGGGCGATATAGAAATAATGAAAAAGGTGTGTATCTTCCATTGACTGAATGGCCATATACTCCACCTTTTCAAATTCATCATCATTTAGCGCCTTCATTTCAACTGTCAAACGATCTGAAACGTAGTTATCAGTAGTAAGCGCGTACTTTTGAAGTGCTGACTTGATAGCGTTTCTTCTCACTACCTTTATAAGCTGTTCGTCTTTATTAAATAAATAAATCACGCTCTTTCATCCCTCCAAACTACTTTTTTTACTACTGCATTAACCGCGGTGATTGTGTCACCGTTTTTTACTTTAAACTGTTCCAGCGGGCTGAATCGGTCTAATTCGCTCAAAATATTCCGGCCCCCGTAGGTTGCCTTGACTTCATCCGGATCGAAAGAAATTACAATATCTTGACCGGGCGCATAGCTACCCGAAAAAGAAATAATTTTAGACCCGTTCACAATCTGCACCCGGTCAGTGGTTTTTGACGGTGTAACTGTGATTGATTCCGGCAAGACTTCCACGGCGTCAATAAGGGAAATAGGCCCTGTTGAAGTTTGGGGCTGTTTCTTCTTATATCCATCCGGAATTAGTAAACTAAACTTACTAACTATACTTAGGTTGGTTTCTTCAAAGCTATCCGCCCCGTTGAAATAACCATAGTAAATATATTCTGGTTCATCCCGGAAAGTAATTTCAAGAAAACCGCTTGGGGCGTGTGTCCTTAAAATTTTATTTAGTTTAGCGAACTTGTCCCGCATTTGTGCGCTGGTGTCCGCTGTAAGCTGGTATTTGATTTCTAGGGTGCGTTCTTCATCCGCAAGATCTTCCACCCAAACACCGCGCCGGCCTGTAACTTTGGTAGTAGAAACATTTTGCGTAAGTAGCCCACGGCCTGAAACTGTTAAATGGCGGTACCCCTCAATTAAATTATTGAGGGGCTGACCGTTAATAATTAGATTGTCGCTAGGTTCTAAAACTGTAACGGCTTGATCTAATTTTTTCAGATTAGCGTAATTGTACATATTTTTCCCCTTCCTAGTAACTATCTAAAATTAATTCCATTTCTTGTTCATTTGTAATATCGTTTGTGAAGGCTCTATAAGCCGTATTACCAAGTTTCAAGGTAATATCTGCCGGCTGTTGTCCGACTGTCAGGCTACCACCTTCAAAGTTAACGTTTGGATCATAAGCGGTAAGGCTTCCTAGTGCGCCATCTACGGAACTCAATTCATCTTGGAATGTTCCCGAAAGGTCCTTATCAGTGAAGGCATTAATAGCGCCTTGCGCCATGTTTCCTACTGTCTTCGCTACTTGTTCAGCCTTGCTGTCAACACCAAGTATAAAACCTTGGTCAGTATATACCCCGAATTTCCGGAATAAACGTGAAGGTGATTTAATACCTAGCAAACCTTTGGCCCAATCAATAGCGTCACCGATCACACCACCGACGGCATCAATTAGTTTTTTAGCGCAATTTTTAACACCGTCAACAAATCCCATTATAAGATCTTTACCAACGTCAATGGCTTTACCTGCAAAATCTTTAGCGCCTGAAATAGCGTCTGAAAATGCTGTTTTTACCTTTTCAACAATCTTTCCGCCCGCTTCAGCTACCGCATTTACTGCGTCGTTCCATCCCTTTTGAATAGAACTGAAAATGTCATTCATAAATCCGGTAATTGAAGAAACTATATCATTCCACACGCTAGAAATTCTTGAAGAAATTTCACTCATTGTATTAGAAACGAATGAAGTTATATTATTCCAAATTTCTGAAATAGTGTTATAAATGTTGTTCATTGTGTCGGAAAGAAAGCTTTTAATGCCTTCCCAAATCTCTACAGCTTTATCTTTTACCGCCGTCCAAATATTGTTCCATGTTTCTGAAATTGTATTTAGTACATTCTGAATAGTTTGCCAAACCGCATTAATAACTGTTGAAACTGTTTCAGAAATGGCGGTCCAAGTATTGCTTAAAAAGTCTGAAATGGTAGTCCAAACTGTATTCCAAGTTTCTGAAATAAATGTAAGAACATTATTGATAGTGTCACTTACAAATTGAATTGAAGTACTTACAAGATTACAAATAAATTCCCAAATAGGACTAACAACCGCCATTATAGTATTCCAAATTGTGGTCCAAATTTGGTTAAGAAGTTCTAGCCCTGTTTGAATAATTTGGGTAAGTCCTTCAATAGCAATTCCTATTGCTGTTTTAATACCTTCCCAAATCGTCAAAGCGATATTTTGAATGGTTTCCCACGCTCCGGACCAATCGCCGTTTATAATCTGCATTACTAGCTTGATAATTCCAAGAATTACATTTAAGCCGGTTTCAACTACGTTCTTAATTAGGTCCCAAACCGTAGTTACTATTGGAACTATTGCGTTCCAACCCGCTTCGATAACCGGCGCTATTGCATTTACAATAGTTTCTACTACCGACTTAATAGCGTTCCAAACGGTTTCAGCCGTTTGAAGGATAAGTTGGTGATTTTCATTCCACCAAGAAATAAGAGTTCCAAAGATCTGTTTTACAAAATTCACTACTTCGTTAATAGCGCTTGATACAGCCTTATAAACCGCCTGAAAGGCTGAGTTAACCTTATCCCTAAATTCCTCACTAGACTTATACAAGCCCACTAAACCGGCCACAAATAGCCCAATAACACCAATTACGGCCCAAACCGGTGCGGAAATAGCACCTATGGCGCTACCGATTGAACCAAACACGCCTGAAATAGCTGTACCCCCAGCGGTAGCACTTTGGAAACCAGCGATCAGGCTAGAAATAGCCCCTGAAACCTTACTGACTACCCCTACAATGGTACCTACTACCTTAGTAATCGTTCCTACTACTGTCAAAATAGGCCCGATTGCCACGGTAAAGGCTCCCACCCACTTTTGAAGTGGTGATAGTGGTAAGTTATCCCAAATTGTTCCTAAAACCCTAACAATATTATCTTTAAATGTGATAATTGTATCTTTTAAGTTTTGCATTAGGCCCTTGATATCAGCGTTTTTCTGACCAAGGCCGGCCACTAGGTTTTGTGCTGAAGCTTTCATTGCTTCAAACGATCCGGAAACCGTTTCACTTGCTTCTTTAGCTGTGGTTCCGGTCACTCCTAGCCGTTCCTGCGTAACGTGGATCGCTTGAATCAACTTGTCAAACGGAATGTCTTTCACGTTTTTAGCCGTAGCCTTGAAGCTATCACCCATTACACCTGATTCATTGACCAAGCGGGCCATTTCTTCCTGTGTACCACCGTAACCAAGTTTTAAGTTATCAAGCATGGTATAGTTATCTTTTGCAAAACCTTGGTAAGCGTTTTGAATGTCTGAAATATTAGTACCGAACTTGTTCGCATTATCAGACATATCAACTATTGCCATGTCCGCATATTTGGCGGCCTGTGCTGTGTCACCGCCAAGCCCCTGAAGCAAACTAGCACTAAATGAAGTTACTTGCTCCATGTATTTCACACCGGAAACGCCGGCCCGCTTGTATGCTGTTTCGGAGTTTTTGATAACAGTATCAGCGGAACCTTTAAACATGGTTTCAATACCACCTACGGCCTGTTCCAAGCTTGCAAAGGACTTGACAACCCCACCGATAGCACCAACCACCGGCAAAGTGAAACCGGCTGTCATTCCGGCCCCTACTTTGATCATGGAATCACCGACGCCGTGAAGGGAACCGCTTAATTTTTCAAGACTTGACCCGGTTTGATTCCGCAAGCTCTCCAAAGAGCTTTGGGCTTCTTTTAAACCGCTTCTAAAGTCTGAAACGTTTGCCTTCAGTATGGCCGTTACGTCAAAATCTGCTCCCATTAATTACCCCCTTTCCTTGCTTGATTTATTAATCTGTTCCGTTCCGCCATATCTAATTTCCTAGGCGGTACGGCTTTTTCTGTAGGTTGATTTTTTTGGAAAATCCTGTCAAATTCTTCTTTATGGTTATAAAATTCTTCAAAATTCTTAAACGCTGGACGGGCTGACTTGCCCCGGCCTTTTTGCGCTTTAACAGATTGATTAAACCAAGCCTGAATAGCGGAGTTTAGGCGCTTATCTTCTTGCTGAATAGCGTAGGCCATGTTATAAATTTCAAATTCTTCTAGCGTGGTCCGCATTGCTTCCCGGAAGGTCATACCGTGCCGGGCAATAAGGAGCGCTAGGGCTTCATCATAGCCAAAATTAGAACTTGACTGATCGGAGTTCCCTACTCTACTAGGTTCATGGCCTTTTTGAGTAGGGGAGACGCTTTTAACTCATTAACCAAGTCTTCAATAACCTTGTCATACTGATCATTTAAAATCAGTTCTTCAAGGTATTTTTCAATAGCTTCATTAGACGGTTTTTGCGCTTCCGTTACTGTCCCGGCTTTGATCACATCAATAAACGCCAAAGGATCGTTTAAGGCTTTCCCAGCGTTGAATAGTGTCATAGCACCGTAACCGGTTTTCATTCCTTCAAGTTCCGCTGAATGAAGCTTGTTCATTTCACGCAAGAAACCAATTCCAAAATGTAAAGTGTATTCTTTTCCGCCAATGTTTAAAATCATGTCTGTTTTCTCCTTTAAATCCAAAAAAATAAGGGGCTTTTAAAGCCCCTGAAAAATTAGGCTGGTAACCCTGTACCTTCGCCCTCTTTAGCCAAAGTGTGGTATTCATATTGCGCCTTGTTAATGGCTGATTTTTGGGTTTCTGTAAGCGTGTCAGTGCTGATCACACCATTTCCATCAATAGCCATTTCATAAGTAAGTTCTACTTTATCATCAGCGGGCGCGGAAATTTCAAAGTTTTTGAAGAATCCTTGGTAGTATTCCACATCATATTTTTCCTTACCGCCGTCTTCAAACTTACTTGCTAGGTCCACAATCCAAACTTCAATTTTATCCGTATTACGGAACCATTTACGCATTTCCTTCCACATATTGACCGTATCTTTATCTTCACGGTAAGCAAGTGAAGTAAATTCGCCTGAAGTTTCACCGTCTGAAACTGAGTTCACAACTCCATCCTTGGTTTTCGTTGTTTCTACTTCTTTTTCAGCGTTTAAAGTCAATTCCGTTTGGAATCTTACTTTTCCGGCGTCTTGCTTCTTTTGATCTTTGACGCGTCGGAAAAATGCAATATAGTCTTTTCCTTGCATTAATTCTGCCATTAGTTATTTTTCTCCTTCTTTGTATAGGTAAAAGAAAAGTCCAAGACCACATGAAGCAATGGCTGGACATCTGTGTTATCGGGTATGATCTGTTTATCTGTTGTAGTGTGATTTAAGTTATATTCCCACTTTCCGGAAATATTCTTGACAAGCGTTTCTAAATAGGCTGAAATATCGTCCAAATAGGCCCGCTGTTCTCTTGTAGCGTAAATGTGGACCGTTTGGCCCACCGTTCCCCAAAGGTCGTTATTTTGGGCCTCCTGTGCCGTATTTTCACCTATGTAAATAAAAGGGTATTTTGTCCCAGCTTCCGGCAAAAAATCAAAAGTTGGTGCTTTTGCTTCAGCCAACTGATAAATTAATCTGAATAATTCATGGTTTGGCGTCATTTGAACACCCCTTTCATTACGTTTGTCATGTCTTCTTGAAATTGCGGTTGAATTTCCTTAACCGCCGGGCGCATGAATGGCGTCCCCGGTTGAAACCGGGTCCCGTATTCCTGATAGCCGGAATATCCGGCCTGTGCGTGAATATGTGCTTCCATTCCGGGGTAAGAAGTAGTAATATGATTTTTTAAAAAGCCCGTGTCTTCAGGGGCTTTCTTTTTTGCTACTGCTTTAGTGCGCTCACCGTTGTTTTTTAAAACCGCTATAGAAAGCTTTACGGCGTTTGGGTGTGCGTTTGAAATGGTCATGGTCAACTTTTCCAAGCCGTGCCATTTAACACTAACCATTGTTAGGCCCTACCTTCTTCAAGCGTACAGCCCCTTTTATAGGGGCGTCAATCGCTTCAATAGGTTCATAGGTATCGCCATTAAAAACAGCCTGATCAAAAGGCGCTTGCTCTTTTTGGAACCGGCAAGAAATCACTGTATCTGTCCGGTTCCCGTAGTTTTCAAACACTTTTGATTGAGTGACTTTATTAACCAAGCAAGGGACTATTACAGTCTTTCTTGCTTCCGTTTCATACTTATCCGTTTCCGGATTGTATTTCTTACGCCCCCCACAAATTAAGGTAATTCGGTTCGGTGTCTTCATAGGAAAAACACCTTTCCACGCTCACGCTGTGAACCGTCTAGGCCAAAATCTTTGTTAAGAATGGCCATGTATGGTTTGAATAGGTTATCCCATTCCTGATAGGTAACAGAATAACCATCAACCGTTTCAGACGTTACGCCTTCCGAACCTTTCCTGCCGTATAGCTTATACACCACGTTTTCAATCATGAAATTGTACTTACTAGCTATTTCTGCCGTACCTGTCAGGCCTTTGAAATAACTTTCAGCGTCTTCCACTAGATCGGTCAACAAATCATTTTCTAAATTGTCAGTCGGATCAATACCCAACCGACGTTTGATTTTTGCTAGTTGGGCCACTTCCATCTGCTTTTATTCCCCTTCGATAGTTTGGGCAAGCGCTACTAGATCCGCTTTTTTGGCGTCCGCTTCATATTCTACGCCTGATTTTTCTAGTAACTCTTTCAATTCTGCCACTTTCAATTTTTCAAGTGGTTTCTCTTCAGCTTCTTCAGCCGGTGCCACTTCTTCAGTCGGTGCTGGTGCCGGTGCTTCCGCTTTACCTTCCGCAATAATCACACCTTTACCGACTAATTCAGCAATTCGGGCGCCTGATACAGTAAAATCAGGGCGCGGGTATAGGTCACCGACTTCATAAAAGCGGTTATTATCTTTGGTATCAATGATATTTTTAGTTACAATATAAGCCATTGACTACCCCTTTCTAATTAATTAGACGTTTTCAGCCGTTGCTGTCAATTTGGCAAAGGCGTTTGCCTTAGTAACCATTACAGCGATATCCATAGTTACACGAACCGCTACCATTTCTTGTTCAAATAGATTGATTGGTGTACCGTCTGAGTTTTTCATAGTTGAAATTTGGCCTTCTTCAGAAATCTTGAAGTTAATGTTGTAAGGTACACCATAGATCAAGCTATTAAAGTCACCGGCCAAAAGGTCGCCTTTCTTAAATTGTTTAGATTTAAGATCAACCGTAGTAATACCGTCAATGGTATTAGTTGCCTTGTCGTAGATTGTTTTCTTATCACCGTCACGGCTTTCACGCAATGCAGAACGGTTTTGAATCTTAGATACAAAGGCATTAGGGTTAATGTCGGCTTCATAAAGTTTATCTTCCAATTTAAGAAGGTTTTCATAGTTGATAGGACCAACAACAACCTGACTTGAATCTTTAGCGGCCTTGGCTACTGAGTTTGCAAAAGGCGTTTCATGGCCCAAAAGTCCAGCTTCATCAATCTTAGTATAGAAGGCTTCCACGATCTGCGGTTTCATGTCTTCAAAGAATTTTTCCCATGTATAGTTAAGGGCTTCACGGGAAGCAACTAGGATAATACCTAATTTGTGGGCTTTAAGAGTAACCGGAACGACTTCAGGTTTATCAGTCTTGATTTTTTCGGTTTCATTTACCCAGTAAGCTGAAACTCCATCTGTTTGGACATAAACGGTTTTTTCTTGCAAACCATCCATTTCGTGATATTGTCCAAGTTGCATTACTACGGAGTTTTCTGCTACGTCCTTCATAATGATATCAGTCATTTTCTTGGTAAAAGTTCCGTCTTTCTTTTCTGAAACTAGGACTTTATCAGGGTTAAAAGTTTGTACTGTCATATTTTAAAATTCTCCTTTAAGGTTATTTAATGATTCGGGAACTTCTAAAAATGTCCCCTTTATCTGTGCTTTCGGCCCCGTTAAGTTCGGATGAAACTTTAGGGGGTTCCGATTGCGAATATTCAGCCTTGATTTCACTAATAATACTTTCAAGGTCTGAAATAGCTTGTAAAGTACCTTCAGCCGTATCTTTTACGACAAAAGAGATTACCTTATCATTAACCGGCAATTTACGACTTGAAAGCGTCTTAATAGCTTCATCTGTCAATTCTCGCTTGGTTTGTTCTTTCTCTAAACCTGCGATCTTATCTAGTAAAGCTTGTTTTTCTGCTTCAGCTTCTTTCCGGCGGTATTCTTCTAATTCCTTGCCGGTCAGTTCGCTTTCTGCCTTGTATTTTTCCAAGGCTTTAGAAATTGCGTCCGCTGTATCTTTGGAATGTTTTTCTTCCAAGGATTTCAAACGGCGTTGCATTTCGGCCACTGATACCATCTTTTCGGCTTCTTGTGTCGGAGTGCTAGCTTGTTCCTCAACTGTTTCCGGTGATTGTGGTTCAACAACCTGTGTATTTTGTTCTTCTGCCATTAGTAGGCTCCTTTCTACGCTTTTACGGGCAACCCCCCCGAACTCATGCAACTTTTAACGTCGTTTAGCACGGTTTGGACAAATAAAAAAGAAGGTGAAATTCTAAATTTCATCTTCTTTGTTAAGTTTCAACAATCATAGTTGAACAAGCAGAAACAAAAATATTTTTTATTTCTAGTTCACAATTTAAAAAATCTACCGGATAATCTCCATCTAGCCATTTTTCATTATGTGTTACGTTGAAATAAGTTTCTTTTTCCACAAATTCAGCAAGCTCTTTTACTTTCATTGTTCATCTTCTTCATTTAGTTTAAAGTCGTTTAAGGTGCTACCACCTTTTTTATATTTTAGTTCGATATGTCCATAGCCTGAACACCTACAGTTTGGGTGCATAGGGTACATATTCACGCCCTTTTCCAATTCATCAACCGGAAAGGCTTTCCCGTCCAAAGGGGCGCATATTTCACACGCTCCCGGTTCAGCCACGAAAATGAAATGTGTGAACTCGCCATCCACCAGCATTTCTTTTTGTGTGTCCGCATTGATCCGGGCTATTTCTGTCTTGATCAACCTTTCAGCACTTGACCGGCTAGCGCCGTATTTCTTGGCTAGTCGGTCCCGTTCCTGTTTATAGCCCATCATATCCGTATAAATACGGTTAAGTGAAGCAAAAACATCCTTTTGTAAGGCTTGTTGTAAGCCTGTTTTACCCCAAACCCTATTAGAGAATGATTCACCGTAAAAATCGGCGTCTAAAATCGCTTCTAGGCGCTTTTTCACTCCCTTGGATGAATTACCCAAAATCCCCGCTTGTCGCTCAAATTCGCTTAGTATTTCACTTCTACGGGCCTTATCAAACATTTCATAAGTTTCCGCCGTAAGGTTTTGTATTTCCAAGTCTAATTCAGCTTTTAAGAGTTCAAGCCGGCTTACTTTCATCTTCAAGTTATAAACTCTTAACCATTCATTAGTAGCCGGGCTGAAATCTTTTTCTTTCACCGCTTTATAGGCTTTCTTATTGAACTTGGTAACGTCCATTCTATCAGCCCGTTTCATGGCTTCTTGCTTGGTCAAACCCTCACGGCCTGCATAGTTGATATAGAAGCGATCTATTTGAGCCTGAAGGCGGTTATAAGATTCCTGATAGATTTCAACCAAGATTCTTTCACGCTCCAAATCCCTTTTCATTAAAGCAGTTTGGGCCTTGCGTTCGGCGTTGTATCTCTTATTGTCCGCTATCTTCAGATTCATCTGCCACACCTACGCTTTTCGCTCTTTCAAAATCGCTTGCGCCTTCTTCTTTCTTGATCCGGTCAATCTCCGTTTCATAATCTGTAAAGCTTGCGTTATTAAGTAGGGTTTCTTGCGATACTTCCCCGCCCGCTTCAATGTAAGCCTTAATTTCAGTCCAAACATCTTGCGGAATGTTGGGGTGAAAAGTAAAGGTTAGCTTGTTAGCTTCAATAACCGGACCATTAACAGCCTTATGAATGTTACTGATCAATTCATAACGACGGCGCAAAGCCTTAGTAAAGTAGGTTTCTTTGTCTTTGCGTACCTGTTCCAGCCCGATCATCTTATAAAGTAAGGCAATTCCGGACTGTGTGGAATTGAAGCGATCATCATCTAGGTTAGGAATACGACTGAAGCGGTGAATGTCATTCGCCAAACGGTTTTTATAAGCTTCCGTTCCGCTTACGTCGTATTGTTTGTAAATATAGCCGGCGTCCGCTGTCGTTTGCTGACCCGTTGCGCTGATTCCGGTTTGAAGTAATAGTGTATTAGCGTCTTTCATTTTGGCCACATTGTCAGCCGTTGCCCCGATAGCTTCCAAATCCCCTTTGATCAATAACATGGCGTCATTGAGATCGCTCATATAGTTAGCGGTGTCTGATTCGCTAGCGTCGTAAGCGTCAATCAGGGAGATCTCACTTTCATAGTCACCCATTCTGTAGCGATTGTTCCACCACTCCACAACCGGGATATCGTTGTAGTTGTGTTTGGTGATTTCATCCACTTTAAGGCTAGGTGAATAATGGACAAAAGGTTTATAGGTGATTACCTGATCTTTGGTGTACACCGTCATGTTTACCATTCCGTTATAGATTGGAAGGTGAACCGCCCCGATTATGTTTTGTTCTACCGTTAAATCACGAATAACAAACATTTCAAGGGGACTAATTAATACAACCCGATCCATATTATCCCGGTCCCGGAAGTGATACTCATAAGCCCGGCCATATACTGAAGCGTCAAAGGCTAGATCATTATTCAGGGCGTTAATATCATTATTCCATTCAATTTCTTTGATTGATTGAAGCTGGTCTTTATTTCCACCTTCCAGCACTCCCACGGTTACGGGGTTCCCGATAACGTAAGAAGTAGCAAAGCTTGAAATATAACCACCCCAGCGGTGCCTTACCCGGTAATCGGCTTTTTCTTTATCTAGCCGGCGTTTACCGTATAAAATACTATGGTTTTCCCCTTTTGCATAAGAAGCCAAAATACGCAAGCGCTTTTTTTGACTGTCAAAGAACACGCCTAACATATCCTTCAAGGCTTTCTTCCCTTCAGGGGTTTCTAGTAATGCTTCACTAGAAGAATATCTAAACGGTTCATTTGAAATACTGTCAAAGCGTAAAGAATCGCTTCTAGTTTCTGTATTAATATCTAAACCGTGTTCAAATTCATTTACATGATCCATCTTTTCACCTTACCTTCTAAACAAGCGATTTACTTT